ACGGTGTCGATGCCGTCAACATTCAGCTCTCGAAGAGCTCCTTCCAGCTCAACGCCTACGCCGACGGCACCGTTCCAGACTTCTCGGGCGCTGACGGTACGCTGAAGGTCTACCAGGGAGCGACCGATGTCACAGCCTCGGCGACGCTTTCCGCCACCGCGGGCTCGGGCGTCACCGGCTCGATCAATACTGCAACGAACTCGCCGGTCAGCGGTCAGCCGAAGGGCTACTATCGCATCACGGCGCTCTCGGTCGATGTCGGGACTCTGACTCTGTCGGCGGTCTATAACGGCGTCACCTACACCGCGACCTTCGCTGTCTCGAAGAATAAAATCGGCTACGAGATTGTCAGCTCGCTCCCATCGACGAACCTCTTCGTCGGCCGGATGGCATTCCTGACGACGGACTCAAAGCTCTACCGCTACACCGCCTCCGGGTGGACGACTGCGGTCCCGTCGGTCGATATTTCCGGGCAGCTCCAGGACGCGCAAGTCTCCGCGCTCGCCGCCTCCAAGATCACAGGACAGCTCACAAACGCGCAGATCGAAGCGGTTGCGGCCACAAAGATCAGCGGGCAATTAACGAACGCGCAGCTCGAGGCAATCGCCGCGACAAAGATCACCGGCCAGCTTACAAACGCACAGCTCGAAGCGATCGCGTCGACGAAAATTACCGGCCAGCTTACAAACTCGCAGATCGAATCCATCACAGCGGCAAAGCTCACCGGGCAGATCGTCGGAACGCAGATCACAGACGGCGCAATAAGCACCGCGAAAATTGCCGCGGGTGCAATTACCGCCAACGAGATCGCAGCCGATACGATCACCGCAGCGAATATCGCAGCGGGCGCCGTTACGGCCTCGGAGATCTCGGCGGGTGCGGTCACGACTGCAAAGCTCGCAGCAGGCGCAGTCACCGCGAATGAGATCGCCGCCAATGCAATCACCGCGGGGAAGATTTCAGCCGGGGCGATTGAGACATCAAAGATCGCCGCCGGAGCAGTAACCGCGAACGAGATCGGCGCGAACGCGATCACAGCAGTAAAGATCTCCGCCGGAGCGATTGAGACCGCAAAGATCGCAGCCGGGGCAGTCACAGCCGACACGATCGCGGCCAACGCTATCACCGCCGCGAAGATTTCCGCTGGAGCGGTCGAGACGGCAAAGCTCGCCGCCGGAGCGGTGACCGCGGACAAGATCACCGCCTCGACAATTACCGGCGACAAGATCGCCGCGAACGCAATCACAGCGACGAACATCGCTGCGAATGCTGTCACCGCCGACAAGATTTCCGCGGGTTCGATTACGGCCGCGAAGATCTCGGTCACCGACCTCTCGAGCATCACGGCAAACATCGGAACGCTCACCGCAGGAACGATCCGCAACTCCGCGGACAGCTTCCGCGTAGACGTCACCAACGGCCGCACGATTACGACGACCGGCTCCTACATGAAGGTTACCGGGGCTCCGTTCGGCAGCACCTCGCAGTTCATCGAATGGTACGGGCCTTACTTTGCAAGCCTCTCGAGCTGCACCGAAGCGAACGCGACCTACTACCTCAAGACCAACGGCTCCGCCTATTTCGGCGGAACGCTTTCGGCGGGAACGCTTACAAACCGCGGGGAGACGAGCGACCTTTCGGCGACCGCACAGATCACCGTCGGTCCGTTCGGCACCAACGGCGACCCGAAGGTCGTCACGGTCAGCTATGCGTACAGCGGGAACTGGACGCAAATGCAGGGCTCATCGACGGGTACTGACAGCGGCTCGATCTCGGCCACGGTCAAGCTCTACCGAAAGATCGGCAGCGGGGCAGAGACCGAAGTCGCAACTCTTAACGTCAGCGGGAGCTGGTCATACGAGACGGATTCGGAGCCGTATCCGAACAATCTCTACGCGCGAATCTGGACTCAAAACATGAGCGGCTCGGCGAGTTACACCGACAGCGACGCGAGCCTCTCGGATCGAACCTATCGCGCCGCGGTTACCGCGCGCTCCATTGCTTTCGGTACTGGCAACAACAGCCAGAGGGTGTCCATTGTGAGTGTCGAGGAATAGTTCAATGTTTGATGCAGCAAAGCTCAAGGTGCCGCCGGGATCTCTCCTGGTCGATATTTCCCTCGTGATCGCGCTCGTGTACTGGGGCGGTCAGATGACGGAGCGTCTGGAGAACATCTCCAAACGCATAGACGTCGTCGAGCAAGTGAAGATCCAGCCGGAGGCCGATCGGCGGATTGCCGTCATCGAGGCGCAGCTTGCGAACCAGACGGAGCGTCTGAAGTCGATCGAAGACAAGCTCGACCGAGCTCTCGTTCGTCGCTGATGCTTTTCCTATCCGCCGGACACCATCCGCGCGCACCTGGCGCGGCCTGGCGCGGCTTTGTGGAGCACACCGAAGCGCAGGCCTGGGTGACGGAGCTCTCTCGGCTTATGCCGAACGCGATCGTCGTCCCGCCTGGTGAGCTCGGCGCGAAGGTCCGATGGATCAATGCCAGGGCGACCTCGAGCGACCTCGCGATCGAAATCCATTTCAACGCGAGCCCGAACAACGCAGGGCAGGGCAGCGAGACGCTCTATATGCCGGGCAGCTCGAGCGGGCTCCTGCTTGGGCGCGAGGTCCAGGCAATGCTCGCGCATTACTTCGCGCCGGACCGAGGCCTCAAGCCTGGCTTCTACCAGGCAGACAAGTCGAAGGGGCCGCTCTACTTCCTACGCGCGACTCGATGCGCGTCGCTGATTCTCGAGCCGGAGTTCATCTATCACGCCGACCGCATCAGGACTCTTCGTCCGACGTGCTGCGTCGGTCTTTCCAACCTACTACGGAGATTCGCCAATGACCGAAGAGTCGCAGATCACGTCGCTTGACTGGCTCCGCGGGGCGATTCGCTCACGGACGGTCTGGATCAATGTCGCGCTCGCCGTCCTGGGAGGCCTCGAGCTCTCCGGCGCTCACCTGACGACGCTATTCGGCGCCCAGGTCGCCGCGGCCATTCTGCTCGTCGGGTCGATTGCAAACCTGGCGCTCCGGGCGATTACGACGACACCGCTCCCGCATCGGTGACCTGGTGGCGACCGGCATCCCGAAGGAGTTCCAGCTCCTCGGTCACACGATCAAGGTCCGCGTCATTCCGCGCTCGAAATGGCGTCACGGCAAGGGCAACGTCGGAATCTGGATGCCCGACAAGCTCCGCATCGACCTCCTAGCAGATCCGATCGAGACGCAGCTCCAGGCGACCTTCTGTCACGAGCTGTGTCACGCACTCCTAGACATGATGAACCACGATCTCTCTCACGACGAGGCGTTCGTCGACAACTTGGGCGCGCTCTTACAACAAGCGCTGACGACTTTCAAAACAGAATGACAACAGCAAAGAAGAACCTCGACTCGGTGGCTGTTCACGCAGCCTGGCTAAAAAACGGTCGCAACTTGCGACAGACGGCACTCGCTCTCGGAGTGAACTCCGGCACGATCCGTCTGCACGTCGACAAAATCGAAGGAGCGGAGCAACGTCCGCACACCCTCGAGGAGCAGCTACGCGCGGCTCGAGCTCACATTAAAGATCTCGAGAGCAAGATGCTGAACGACGCGGTCGTTCGCGATGAGATCTTCAAGCTCTCGCGCGCATCGGTGGCTCCGCCTGCCTGGCTGACGAAACCGTCGCGGCCGGTGTCGGAGTTTGCAGGCGTCCCGACGCTGTTCGCGAGCGACTGGCACTTCGGTGAGGTCGTTCGTCCCGCAGAGATCGGAGGCGTGAACGAGTACAACGTCGAGATCGCCAAGGATCGAGCGCGCACCTTCATCACGGTCGCGATCGAGCTCCTGCGGAAGCACATCCAGGGCGGCAAGTATCCCGGCTGTGTCTTCATCCTGGGCGGCGATATGCTCTCGGGCGACATTCACGAGGAGCTCTCGGAGACGAACGAGATGCCGACGATGCCAGCTCTGATCGAGCTCGTCGGTGTCCTCTCCTGGTGCGTTCGCACCCTGGCGGATGAGTTCGGCGCCGTGTTCATTCCCTGCGTCACCGGCAACCACGGCCGCACCAGTCGCAAGCCTCGAGCGAAGCGACGCAACCACACGAACTTCGACTGGCTTCTGTATCAGATGCTCGCGAAGGTGTTCGAGGCCGATCGCCGCGTGACGTTCCTGATCCCGGAAGGGCCGGACGCCTACTACAAGATCTTCGGGACGCGATACCTCCTCACGCACGGCGACCAGTTCCGAGGCGGCGACGGCATGATCGGCGCGCTCGGTCCGATCGCTCGCGGCGACAAAAAGAAACGCGCGCGCAACGTCCAGACCGACAAGAGCTTCGACGTCATGCTGCTCGGGCATTGGCATCAGTACATTCACATGAATCGCTTCATCGTGAACGGGACCCTGAAGGGCTACGACGAGTACGCCGACGCGAACAACTTCGACGTCGAACCGGCGCAGCAGGCGCTCTGGATCACGCACCCGCAACACGGCATCACGTTCCGAATGCCGGTCTATGTGCAACGCGGCACGACCACATCGAAGACCGAATGGATCACCATCCCGAGGGCGGCATGAAGGACGCGATCAACCCGAGCCACTACCAGGGCGACATCGAGTGTATTGACGCGCTGCGCGCCGCTCTGACGCCGGAGGAGTTCCAGGGCTACGTCAAGGGCTCCGCGATGGCTTACCTCTGGCGCCTGGGCAAAAAGGACGCGCCGCAGCAGGAGGCCGGGAAGGCGATCTGGTACATCACCTGGCTCACCGGACGAGACCCGCGCGAATGACTCCTCCCTGGCTCCTACGCTACCTCCCGTACCTGGTGGCAGTCCTGGCGTCCCTGGCGCTCCTGGTCGGGGCTTACCGATGGGCCTACGGGAACGGCGTCGAGACGGAGCGGGCTCGATGGGAGGCCGCGACGGCGGAGGCGGGCGAACGATTCGCCGAGGCACTCGCCGAGCAGCAGCTCGTCCTGACCAGCCTCGAGCGTGATTTGGTAGCGATACGTCGCTTTGCAAATAGGAAACGCGAGGATCTATCCAATGCCACGACGACCGACCCGGAGAGCCGCGATTGGGCTCTCGATCCTATCCCTGACCGGGTGCGCTGGTCGCTCGGTGATCGTCGAGACGTGCCCGCCGATCCCTGACTACCTGACGTCCGAATGTGTCGTCCCGGAACGATCGCTCCAGACGAACGGAGACCTCGCCAGGGCGTACCTCGATGCGACCGAATGCCTCGACGAGGCGAACCTCAAGCTCCGCTCTGTGCGCTCCCTGGCGAGCTGTAGGCTAGGCCGCGAGCAGCTTCGAAAATAAGGGCGGACCGCCTCGAACAAGTGGTACCATTTCATAATAAGGAAGCGAGCCCCCGCTACCATTCTGTGAAACACCCGCCGCTCGCATGAGCGGCGCGGTATTCACAGCGACAGCAGCGACCAGGACTCCAGCCTCGGGACGGCACACAACGTCCCCGAGCAGCTCGTGAACCGCCGCTCGAGCTCGAGCCGCCGGTCCCTGCAAAGCCTCTCGCATATTCGCGACCGCCTGCCGATAGGCCTCCTCGGCGACCGCCTGGTCGACGTTCGACCTCGAGTTCGCCTTCCGCCAGGACTTCGCCAGCAGGGCTCGACGGCGCTCCAGGAGCGCGGCTACCGAGGGCGCGATGTCCTCCCGGTCGAGTATCCCTTGGGATACTTGCGCCTCGAGCTTCGCGATCCGGCGATCGAGCTCCTCGAGCTCCGCTGGGCGCGTCGACTCGGTGCGTTCATCCCGCCGCCATTGGCGGATCATTGCGACCGCCAGCTCGACCGCGTCGCTCGAGAGGAGCTGTTTCGTAATCGGCTCGAGCAACTTCTCCTCGGCGACGTCCCGCCTGGCGCCGATCGCCATCGAGCAGGCCGAGTCGCCTCCCTGGTGCCGGGTGCCGCAGTAGTACCAGGAACCGTTCGCGCCGGTCGCGACTAACTTCCCGCCACATTCCCCGCAGACCAAGATCCCCGAGAGGATGTACTTCGGGCCGCGACCTTTCGTTCCGTTATGGAACTTTCTCGGCGTCGCCAGGGCGCGCACCTTCTCCCAGGTCTCGAGCTCAACGATCGCCGGACCTTCGCTGACGATCCATTCTGACTCTGGTCGCTCGACGCGCTGACGCTTGCCGGTGTCCGGGTCTCGCTTCCAGATCGAGCGATTCCAGACGACCCGGCCGATGTAGCGATCGTTCCCGAGCATCCCGTGAAGGCCGGACACCAGCCACATCCCGTCCGATCGTCGAGCCTTTCGCTCCCAGGTCGAGCCCGGTGATGGCACTCCGCGTCGATTCAGATCGCAGACGATTGCCTTCATCGCCTCACCTCGAGCGGCGCGCTCAAACACTTCGCGCACGATCGCGGCCTCCGCCTCGATGATCTCTCCCGCCTTCGAGTACCCGTAACACTTTCCGCCGGTCGCTCTTCCCTGGCGCGCTCTCATATCGAGCGCCGAGTGAGTTCTCGAGGCAATCTGCGCGCGGAACTCTTCGGACATAATCCCGGAGAGACCCGCCTGCATTCTGGCGGTGCGACTGTCGGAGTCGAACCCGTCTAGGACGCCGACGACGCGGATGCCTCGATGCCGCAGCCTGGTGAGCAACGGCGCAAGATCCTGGGAACGCGACAGGCGCGTAGTGTCGACGACTAGGAGAACATCGCCTCGCTCGAGCTCGGCGAGCGCCTTCTGGACGCCTGGTCGATTCCCGATCGCAGCGCCGGAGATGCCCTCGTCGGTGTACTCGGCGGCGATCTTTAATCCGTGATTTTTCGCGTAGTCGCGACACCGACGGAGCTGATCGAGGATCGTCGATTCCGTCTGATGTTCGGTCGAATACCGGGCGTATACGATGGCTTTCATCCTGTCACCTTATGGTGCAGCGATCCCAAAATGCAAATTTTGCCGCTTTCCATTCATCGGCTCTATAGCAAGCTCGTCCTTCGGCCATGCCGTGTAATCGCTCAAAGAAAAATGGTAATCGGATGCTTTTCCGTGCGGCGGAACAGACCTCAAAAAATGCCAGTAGTCAGAAAGCTCCTCGGTATCGTGCTCGCCAAACGCACTAGCGGACATATCTCCACACCAGGTCAACCCGTCGAAATTAAAATCCGCCACATTCAGTAATTCTTCAGCGCCGCAAAAATCGCAGATTCCCATCATCGCAATGTAGTCCTCGTTATAGCAGGCGGCTACAACCTGTTCGCAATGGTCCCAGTCTCCGCTGTCCTCGTCGACAGATTCCTCCGCATCGTCGCACCAGCACCAGGGGTTTAGCGGGTGAAATGCGACATAGCGAACAAACATTGAGCGAGACGGCCGAGTCTTTCGCTTTTGACGTTTTTGAAGATTAAAGATCGGATTCTCTGTCTTTATTGCATACGACTCCGCAATTCTTGCGGCTTCTCTGTTTGGGAAAGTATTGATCGTAACTTTTCTGATTTGTTGGAACCATTCCGAGTGCTCTCTGTGCTGCGCGAGTCGATTGATCGCGCTCAAGCTGATCCCTACATACAGCAGACATCCGTCACCGGCGAAATGTCTGTACAGATTAGTCGGTCCAGACATGATCAACGAACAGCAGAAGAAACTTGAATCTTTGGCGTTTTTTCGACGCCTTGAACATTGCTTTTCATTTGTTCGTAAGCAGCTCGAGCAAGCAGCTCGACAAGCTCGCGAAGGGCCGGGCTCACGCCGCGCGCTCCACGATCTCGACATAAGCGTCGAGCTTGTCCTCGGCGATCCCAAGCTGTAACGAGAGCAGCTTTCGCTGAAGATCGGCGGCTATCCTTTGCGCCTTGTCGCGCTCTTCAACAAGACGACATACGCGAAGCGCAAGCGCCTGCGACAACTCGCTCGCGTCTGGGATAACTACGACATGGCCGACAATCTCAAGGTCAGACATTTGTGCGTAGAATGAGCTCTCTGTTTTTGTCATGGCTCCTGCACCCATCGCGCGTCGCTCTTCCGAATCTCGCGAATTTCCGACTCGAGCGCGCTGATCCGCGCGACATACCAAATCAGCCGCTCGCGCATTTCGCGAATTTCCCTCTGGTATTCGCTGACGGTGTGAGATGTCCGATCCCACTCTTTGTCCCACTCGTCGAGTTCGATGGTCATTTGCAACCTCTCCGGCTTGCGCGACGGGGCCGGGCTCCGCATGGAGGGACGCGCGCATCGTCGATGACTACATGACGAGCTCGAATCCAGGGAGCACCGGCTGTGCGACGCGATACCGCGCGAACTTTTTCCCGTTCCTCGTCTCGGTGACGGTCTCGATGTCCATGCCTTCGGCGCGCAGCTCTGCAACTCGAGCAGCCAGGCGAAAGCAACCGAACTGATCGAGCGCTGTGAGCGGCGTAAGCTCAATTCCTGAAAGCAGCGCGGCGCGGATCTGTTCCGTTTGGGTCACGACAACACCTCCCGATTCATCTCGAGTTCTCTGCGGCGCGCGTTCAACTCGGTCAGCGTCGACTCGATGACCGCGTCGAACTTGCCGAGGGCGTAGGCGGTGCGAACGACCTCGGCGACAAGCTGACGCGAGCTCGCCTGGTCGGCCATCGCGACAAGGTTCTCGAGGGCGGTGTTCATGCTGCGACCTCCTGCGGCTCGACGACGATCGCCTCGAGCTCCGCCTTGCGCGCGTCCTTCGCGTAGTTCAGCGACTCCTCGAGCTCGCGATCCTTTGACTTCCTGGCGAGCACTACCGAATCGCGGAAGCGAGTCTTCAGCGTCTCGAGATCCGGTGCCTCGCGTACCAGGTGAACCGGATCGGCGAGCTGCGGCTCCTGGGCGACGACTGTCGCGCTCGAGCTCGAGATCGTCATGTCCTGGACCTCTTCGGAGGTGTAGACGCCGACGGCGACACCAGGGAACACGGCGCGAACGCCTTCGGAGATCACGCGAGCGCGGAGCATTTGGCGCGGGTACTGACGCCAGGTCGGGTTCTTCGTGAGCCCGGCGCGTTCGGCCATCTGGAACGTCCAGCGGATTTCGACGGTCCCGCCTTGCGGGTGCGACACCTTGGCGGCGACCGCCTGGTCGGTGTATTCGATCCACTCGATCTTCCCGCCGTTCGCCTGGAAGCGAGCGAGCAGGGCGTCGCTCTTCAGCGAAGGCCGACCCTGGATGATGTGATAGTCGCGCGCGGCGATTGCTGGGTGCAGGCCTTCGGCCTGGGCGATCAGCATCAGAGACATTGCCTGGTCGGGTGTACGGACTCCGAAGAGCCCAGACTTCGCGACCGCCGTGGCCATCTTCTCGATGTCCGTCACGCTGACGGTCTGGATTGCGTTCGTCATGCTGCGTTCTCCTGCAAAACAGAATCATCGCTTTGAGTAGCCTTTTGAATGTTCCGCTCATAATCGAGCACGTCTGGGACATACCAACGGGTCGTTTTTTCGCCGAGCTTTATCGGAGCTGGGAATCGACCAGAGTTAGTCCATCGCCACACCGTCGATTGACTGATTCCGTAGCGCGTCGCGATGTCGAGGACGGTCATATATTTGCTTGTCATGCAGCCTTCTCCCTTAATTGGCGCTCGAGATCGTCGACCTCGGCGAGAAACTGTCGGACCTCGAGGTCCAGGTTCGCGATGAAAACGTCGTCGCGCTCGACGCGCTGAACGTAGAGCTGGAGCTCTTTCGGTAGGCGGTCATCGAATGAGACGAAGTCGCACCAGGCGCGGCCGGTGATCCAGAGCTGACCTTGCACCTGGGCGATGTGGTCGTCCGGCATACCGTTGAGCCACGTCTCGACGTGAACGGTGCTCGAGGGGCATTTGATCTCGATGAGACCATCGGCACCGACAAGACCGTCGGGCGATGCACCAGTCATCAACGACGGATGACGCAAGAACCCCGTCTCGAGCACCTCGATTCGTTTCTTAAATTCGTACTCGATACGCGCTGCGGGCTCGAGGTCGACGCCGCGCTGCATGGCCGCGGTGGTGAAATGCGGAGTCGGCTGTCCGCTCAAGCGCTCGGTCACGAGCTCGATTGCGTAGTCGACGCGAGCCTGGGCGGGCTTGCCGCTCTTCAGCTTCGAGACGACCGCGCGAAACTTCGACGCAGTCGCGCATCCGAGGCGAGCCGCAAACCATTCCGCCGATCGCTGCTCCATCATGCGGCCTCCTTCGGCGCTCGATGGATGAGCTGCCGTCCGCCGTGCAACGTCGAGAGCGCGAGGCCAGATGCGCTCAATGCGCGGATAAGCTCACCGAGCGGAACCTCCGGGTCGAGCTCCATGCGGACAACAGGAGGCGGGGCGTCACGCTCGATCCCTCGGACAAACTCGGCCACCGCTCTCGTATCGCGCGGGTCGATGTACTCGACCGAGCTCACAGCGGCACCTGCCATTGACGGCCGCGGCGCTGCGAGCGGACGTTCGGGCCAGGCAGAAGCTCCCGGCGGCGACGGTTACGTCGGCGCGTCTCGATCAGATTGAGGAGATACTCGACGATCCCGCCGAACACGGCGAAGACGCCGAAGACGACCAAAATGGCCGAAAACGCGATGATCCCGTCGATTGCTGTGTCCATGTAACCTCCCAAGTCAGGGGCCGCGAACTGCGGCTTCCTGGGGAGTATTACCGACTGGTACTTATTACGTCAACAACTCGAGGTAATACTTGACCGGGAGGTTATTACCGAGCCCGGACAGCCTGGCTAGATGTGCTCGGAGTTTTTGTACACGACGCGGCCGATGATCTCGACCCCGTCCGCGCATCGTTTGTCGCCGTAGCGACGCTTGTCTGGGTTATCGGACGCTAGGAACCACTCACCGGCATCGCGCCGCAGGCGCTTAATCACGAGCTCGCCTTCATAGCTCACAGCGAAGACCTCGCCGTCGACAAGCTGCGTATCGGATCGGTTGACGACTATCGTGTCGCCCGCGTAGAGGCCGGGCTCCATCGAGGAACCCTCAACCTTCAACGCAACGAGCTGATCGGGTCGGAATCCGCGTCTCTCGAACCATTCACGCCGGAAAAACAAGGGCGGCGCGTCGTCTGCGTGACATTCGATCGCCCAGCCGATAACGCCCGCGGAGAGTTTCATCCGCACTCGACGCACGGCGACGAAGCCTTCCGGCGCATCTGTGTCGGATGGCGCGTCATCGAGCGGCCGATCTAACCAACCCGGAGACAAACCGAGCGCGGTCTCGATCTGTCGAGCCAGGCGTTCGCCGAATCCCTTACGACCGAGCAGGGTGCTCGATAGTTGGCTCTGCGACTTCTGGATGAGCTGTCCAAAGCGAGACACATTTCCGCGGTACTCATCCTCGATGAGCCGACGGAGTCGCTCGCGTCTAGTTTCCTGGATGTCCACGGTCTCCATTGTCCCATTATATTCACCTCGAGGTGAATTACCGTGTGGTATTGAACAATAGTTCCATTTTGGTAATACTTCCGGCGCCATGACACTCAAAGAGTTCCTTCAAACCATGACCCTCCGGCAGCGCGACCGTTTCGCAGAGCGCGTCGGAACGACGGGAGGCCATCTGCGGAATGTGAGCTACGGCTACAAAAAGGCCGCGGAATCGCTGGCGATCAACATCGAGCGGGAGAGCCACGGGATCGTCACGGTCGAGGAACTCCGACCGGATGTCGACTGGCGCGTGATCCGCGACTCGAGAGTCAGACGCCGCGTCAACCAGGTCGGGGAGGCGGCGTGAACTTCTACAAGCACTACATCGGCGACTTTCAACGTGACACCGGGCACCTCTCGCTGACCGAGCGCGGCGCATACAGGTCGCTCCTCGATCATCACTACGCGACCGAGCGCCCGCTCCCGTCCGACATGACGCAGCTCTGTCGCATCGTCGGCGCAGTCTCGAAGCTCGACCGAGACGCCGTGAAGCGCGTCCTCGAGGAATTCTGGGAGCAGGGCGAGGGTGGGTGGACTAACTCGAGAGCCCAGCGCGAAATCGCGAAGGCGGACGAGCAGCGAGAGACGAATCGACGCATCGCCGAGCAACGAGAAGCGCGACGAAGAGCGGACCGACAGGGCAACGAGCCGAGCACGACTCGTGCTACGAATCGTTCAACGAACGATCAACCTATCCAGACTCCAGACTCCAGACACCAGACTATATCTCCAACGACATCTAACTCCTCATGCGTAATCTCTTCGCTTGAGGTGGCAAAAATCGCGCGCGCCGAAGGCGAAGAACGGCAGCACCTCGACGCGATCAAGAGCGCATACCCGCCACACGCAGGCCGCACGGACTGGATCACGGCAGAGCACCACATCCGCAGGCACCTCGAGCTCGGGGCGTCCTGGGAGAATCTGCGCGAAGGCGTCGAGCGATACGCTGCTCACGTCCAGGCGACGAACCGGATGGTCTTGAACCCGGCGAGATTCTTCGGCGATTCCGATCGTCCCTGGTCGCAACCCTGGCCGATCCCGCCGACGAAGGCGAAGCGCGCCCAGGACACGAATCTCGCAGCAGCCCAGGCGTGGCTGGAGAAGGCAAGTGCAGCCGGGTGATCGGGCCGAAATGGCGCGCATCCTGGTCTCGCTCGCCGAGATGAAACCCGGCGGAAAGATCACGCCGGAGGCGCTCGAGCTCTGGTACGCGGCGATGAGCACCTGGTCGATCGAGGAGTTTCGCGCGGCAGCACAACACCTGATGCTCCACGAGGAATACTTCCCGAACCCCTGGCATTTTCAGCAGCTCCGCAAAGCGCAGCGCATGACACCAGGCGAGGCGTGGGCCATCGCGCTACAGCACGTTCGCTCGGGCGCCTATCACGCCGGGCCCGCCGTTCCCGAAGTCGAGCGCGCCGTCCAGGCGCTCGGCGGATGGAAGATCATCGCCTGGTCGAGCGTCGATGCGCTCCCGTTTCTCGAGAAGCGATTCGCGTCGCACTACGACCAACTCGCCGACGTCGCCGAGACGCGCCAGGAACTCCCGCAGCTCGCGCAGGACAACCCGGTCCGCGGACTGATCGAAGCGATCGGCAAGTGAGACTCGCGGATCTGATCACCGAAGCCTGGATGGCGCGACGTCTTGGGATGTCGCTCGATTGGGACTCCGGCGTCACAACCGCCGAGCAGCGCCGCGAAAAGATTCGCACCGCGATCCTGGAGCAGCAGCGCGCGCTCTCGATCGCAGGCAAGCGCAAAGGAAAACCCGCCGAGACCTGGCAGTCGCTCTTCCAGCGTCTATATCGCACACCGTTAAACCCACCGGAGACCTAGACGATGCCTCAATACGACAACACAAACAGCGGACTGCTCGCGAAAAACAAACGCAAGGAGAAGGACACGCACCCGGACTACTCCGGCTCGATCAACGTCGGCGGCGTCGAGTATTGGCTCTCGGGATGGCTGAAGACTGGCAAGGAGGGATCGAAGCTCGCAGGGGAAAAGTTTTTCTCGCTCTCCGTTCGACCGAAAGATGAACAACGCGCAGCGGCTCCCGCTCCAGCACCGTCACCGCCTCCGCGCGATGAGTTCAACGACGACATCCCGTTTTGATCCGATCGGGAACTTCTTCCAGGGAACCAGGCCATGAGCGAATCGACAAACGGAAAAACGACGCTTCGAGACAGACCGTTCTCGACAACGCAGCAGACGATCGTCCCGATTCAGCGCGTCCGAATTTCCCAGGGCGACGACTTTCATTGGAACGTCGAGTATTTACCCGCAGGGAAATCGCGCTGGTGGTGGAACTGGCGCGTCTACCGATCCGAACGGACCGAGCAATCTGCTCGACTGCTCGCAGACGTACTCGCGACCGAGAAGGTGGTGTCGCTTACCGGCTACGCAGCCAACGAGGCGGAGGTATGACAACCGAGAGGATCGTGCGCCTGGCGCGCTGGGTCGGCGCGATCGAGATCGACGGCGAGTTTACCTTCACGATCGAGCAGCTCGAGCGCTTCGCGAGACTGATCTCGACGCGACCAGGACGGGCGGCGGCATGAGCAAAACAGCAACGGCAATCATCGCAGGGCTTTCGTCAGTCGTTATCGTCGGCGCGATCTTGGGTGTCGGTGTAGGGACGATCGCGGTCGTCGCGACTTGGATCGTGCGGGCGCTGACTTGACGCATGGCATTTACCGTCGACGTTCATCCGAGTGTGATCGAGGAGTCGCAGACGTTAGCGTCGAGCGTGAACCTCGGGCGCCGCGGAGACGGAAGCGACGGAACACCCGAGCAGCAGCTCGTCGGGATTCTGGGTCAAAACACGATCAACTTCGCGATCGGTCGGAAGTTCATGCGACCGAGCAGCCGACACGACGGCGGCGTCGACTTCGAGCTTTTCGGCCTGACGTTCGACGTCAAGACAATGACGCGCGCGGCCGATCCGAAGCTCGAGTACGTCAACAACTTGATCGCGAGCCAGGTCGCCTTCGACGTCGACGCTTACCTTTTCCTCTCGTTCAATCGAGCGAGCAATCGGATCACCGTTTGCGGATGGCTACCGAAGGACGACTTCCTCGCTCGAGCGAAGCTGTACGCAGCAGGGCAGACCAGGCATCGCAACGACGGCACATCGTTCGAGATGAAAGCGGACACCTTCGAGATCCCGAACGCGGCGCTCTACAGCACGGCGACTTCGTGGCCGGAGCTGTTCGTGCAGATTTCAACCTACGCGCAATTCCGACAACTAACGCGCAGGACGGGAACGAGGTGATCCCCTTGGAGTTCACGCTTCCTTTCCCTCCCTCGGTGAATCACTACTGGCGCAACTTTCGCGGGCGCATGGTCATCGGTGCTCGAGGTCGCGCCTACCGAAAGGCAGCGATCGAGGCGATCGGCGACCAGGGCGTTCCGCTCGAGGGAATTGGCGGACCGCTAAAGGTCGAGCTCCTGGCACATCCGCCGGACCGACGTCGACGTGATCTCGACAACCTACAGAAGGCGCTCCTCGATGCCGTCGTCGCCGCAGGCGTGATCGAGGACGACAGCAATATCGACGACCTCCGCGTGATCCGCGGTCCGGTCTTCCCTGGCGGGAAGGTCGAGGTCGTCATCCGACCGTACACCTCGGAGACCACATTCACGACACGCAGGGGATCGGAACCGTGAGCACCGCCGCAGCCGACGCATACGAGAGAAAACCCAGGAACGCGACCGACGTGACCGCCTTCGTCGATTGGCGAATGTATCAATGGGCGAGGTTCGCTCGAGATCGCCTGGGAGAGCTTGGCTATCCGCGCGAGTCGATCAGCACCAAGCTCCTGCGAGAGATTGTGCTCGGCATCAACTCACCAGGCGGCTACACCCCGGACCAGTCATGGCCGCGAGACGTGGTCGTCGTCGAGCGGTGCGTCACCGACCTATGCCGCGGACGTCATAACTGGGCGCAGCTTGTCGAGGTCACCTACCTCACGCCGAGAGACGAACCAAACGAAGCTCGAGCACGGCGCCTGCGAATGAGCCCAGGTCAGTACCAGACGCTCCTTCGTCGCTTTCGGACGGCGATGTATGGCGCGCTTTGTGTGGCGGATACCTGGTCACAGAAAATCGCTTGATGTGCACATTTGCATGACGAAACTATCGAAACCTCGACTGTGGTCGAGGGAAGCGCAGCGCGATCGTCTCTACGGTCGAAAGTGGAAAGCAGCGCGCCAGGCATACCTGGCAGCGCATCCGCTCTGTGTGTACTGCGCGGATCTCGAGAGAGTGACGGCGGCATCGGTTGTCGATCACATCACGCCACATCGAGGCGACGAGAAGCTCTTCTGGGACGCGACGAATTGGCAACCGCTCTGCGAGCCGTGCCACAACGGCGCGAAGGCCGAGCTCGAGCAGACCGGAACGCTTCGAGGATGTGACACCTCGGGCTCGCCACTAGATCCCGGCCATCCCTGGAATTTTTCGCGATGAGGGAGGGGAGGGTCGAATCTCTACAGCTCGACGCTTGGACACCGAGCGCAAGCCTGTTATGTGCTAATCGGCAAGGATTCCAGGAATGCTACAGCGCGGCCGTAAAAGCTCCGAGGGGCTCTCTGTCGTCAGAGTCGCACCCCACGAAAGGGTCGCACCTCCTGATCGCCTGGGAGACGACGAGAGCGCGATTTGGCGAGAGATCGTTTCGTCAAAGCCTGCGGACTGGTTCGGTCCCGACAACCTTCCGCTCCTCGAGCACTACTGCTCGATGGCCGCAGAATCCCGGCGCGTCGCGCGCAAGCTGCGCGAGGTGAGCCCGGAATGCCTCGACGACTACGACCGCCTGATCAACCTACAGACGAAGATCGGCGGACAACTGGCGAGCCTGGCGACGAAGATGCGACTCACGCAGCAGAGCCGATACGGCGCTCGAGCCGCAGCGACCGCAAGCGATCGCGCGGCGCCGAAGAAGCCGTGGGAGTTCGGAGCCTAGCTCGAGGCGATCGGAACGTCGCCTGGATTGAGGCGACCTGTCGGGTGCCTGAAGGCGCCCTGGTAGGTCAGCCGGTGAAGCTCCGCGAATGGCAGCGAGACATCATCCGCGGAATCTACGACTCGCCGACGCGACGAGCGATCGTCAGCTTCGGCCGCAAGAACGGCAAGACCTCGATCTCCGCGTTCCTGCTACTACTGCACCTCTGCGGACCAGAAGCTCGAGCGAACTCGCAGCTCTTCTCCGCGGCACAGTCGAGAGACCAGGCGGCGATACTCTTCGCGCTTGCCGCGAAGATCGTGCGGATGTCGCCGGATCTGAACGCAGTCGTCGCAATACGCGACACGGCGAAGCAGCTCTACTGCCAGGAGCTCGGGACGCTCTACCGGGCGCTCTCTGCCGAAGCCTCGACGGCCTACGGCCTCTCGCCGGTGTTCACCGTGCACGACGAGCTCGGCCAGGTAAAGGGACCGCGCAGCGAATTGTACGAAGCGCTCGAGACTGCGAGTGGCGCCCAGGCGGAGCCGCTCTCGATTGTGATCTCGACGCAGGCACCGACCGACGCGGATCTGCTCTCGGTGCTGATCGACGACGCGAAGAGCGGCGCCGATCCGAAGACGAAGCTCTTCATGTTTTCGGCGGACGAGTCGATGGACCCGTTCTCCGATGACGCGATGAGGGCGGCGAATCCCGCCTTCGGTGATTTTCTAAATCCGACGGAGGTCCGAGAGCAGGCCGCAGCGGCGAAGCGAATGCCGTCGCGCGAGAGCTCCTATCGGAACCTCGTCTTGAATCAGCGCGTCGATCAGACCTCGCCGTTCGTCCCTCGAGCGGTCTGGTTACGCAACGGCGCCGAGCCGGACGAGGCCGCGTTCTACGAGAACCCGGTCTATATCGGGCTCGACCTTTCGGCGCGTAACGACCTGACGGCGCTCGTCGCTGTCACCAGGGACGGCCGCGGCGACTGGCACACGAAGCCGACATTCTTCGCGCCGAGCCTGGGACTGACGGACCGGGCCTCGAGGGACCGGGCACCGTATGACGTATGGCGTGATCGCGGATACCTGGTCGCAACGCCGGGCGCGTCAATCGACTACGCCGTCGTCGCCGAGCAGCTCTGTCAGCTTTGCGACGATTACGACGTCGCCGCGATCGCCTTCGATCGGTGGCGGATGGATGTGTTCAAGACCGAGCTGTCGCGGCTCGGTCGCGAGCTTCCCCTGGTGGAGTTCGGCCAGGGCTACCGCGACATGGCTCCGGCGCTCGATGCGCTCGAGGGCGAACTGATGGCCGAGCGCATCCATCACGGCGGACACCCCGTCTTGACCTGGTGCGCTGCGAACGCAGTCGCAACTCGAGACGCCGCCGGGAATCGCAAACTCGACAAAGCAAAGGCGACCGGCCGCATTGACGGAATGGTCGCTCTCGCAATGGCGATCGGCGCCTACGCGAAGGCCGCACCCAAGCTCGACGGGCCAAGTGTCTACGAAGAGCGCGGCATCCTGACCATATAACGAGGTTTCTGTGTCCTGGATAGATCGAATCATGCGACGGAAGAGCGCAGGACAGACCGCGCTCGACCGTTTGATCATGCGCCTCGAGGGCACGAATTCCGCCTCGGGTGTCCATGTAAACGAACAGACCGCGATGCGCGTCGCTGCGGTCTACGCCTGCGTCCGCGTCATCGCCGAGACGATCGGCTCGATGCCGCTCAATATGTACCGGCGCCGAGCAGATGGTGGTCGCGAGCGCGCCGCCGATCATCCGCTCCAGATCCTTCTTCACGACCGACCGAACTCCTGGCAGACCTCGCAGGAGTTTCGCGAAATGTTAACCGAACACGCGCTCCTTCGCGGGGCCGGGTTTGCGTATATCAACTGGCGCTCGCGCGCCTCGAACATCGTAGACGAGCTGATTCCGATTCACCCGGATCGCATCACTATCAAGCAGCTCCCGGATATGCAGCTCGTCTACGAGCTTCAACGTGAGGACGGCGACCGGATCGCCTTGCGCGCCGACGAAGTGTTCACGCTTCGCTATCGAACGCGCGACGGTGTGCAGCCGGTCGGTGTCATTGAGTCTGGACGCGACTCGATCGGTGTCGCCTACGCGACCCAGGAATACGCGGGCCGGTTCTACCGAAACGACGCGACGCCTGGCGTCGTCTTAAAGCATCCGCAGAAGCTCTCCGCAGAAGCGGCCGGGCGACTGAAGGAGACCTGGAACTCCGCCTACGCCGGAAGCGGTAACGCTCGACGGACGGCGCTCCTCGAGGAGGGGATGTCAATCGAGCGGCTCTCGCTCTCAAATGACGACTCGCAGTTCCTACAGACGCGCGAGTTTCAACGCTCGGAGATTGCGGGCTTGTTCCGCGTTCCGCCGCACCTGATCGGCGATCTGTCGCGCGCGACGTTCTCGAACATCGAGCACCAGTCGCTCGACTTCCTGGGACATTGCATCGGTCCCTGGATGGCGCGCTGGGAGCAGTCGATCTCGCGCGATCTGATCACGGCGCCGAACACCTACTTCTCGAAGCTCTCACCCGAGGCGCTCCTGCGCGGCGATCTGAAGTCGCGCTACGACGCCTACGCGATCGGGCGGAACTGGGGATGGCTCTCGGTGAACGACGTCCGCCGTCTCGAGGATATGAACCCGATCGACGCGGGCGAGGTGTATCTGCAACCGCTCAACATGACCGCGGCAGGAATGCCGCCGAATTCAGACGTCGCGCCGAACGGCGCGGCATGAGGACAACGACAATGGAAACGAAACGATTGAAGGTCGTCGCCGAGATCAAAGCGGTCGACGACTCTGGAGTGATCGAGGGCTACGGCTCGGTCTTCGGCAACCTCGACAGCTACAGCGACGTCGTCGCGCCTGGCGCGTTCTCGAAGTCGCTCGAGGAGGCGAAGGCCTCCGGCCGGATGCCTGCGATGCTCTGGCAGCACAACCCAGAAGAGCCGATCGGTGTCTGGACCGAAATGCGCGAGGACGATCGCGGTCTCTTTGTGAAGGGCAAGCTCGCCGACACGCAGCGCGGCAACGAGGCGCGCGAGCTGATCAAGCTCGGCGCTCTGACCGGGCTCTCGATCGGATACACGACTCGGTCATACCAGGTCGACCGCGAGCAGGACTCGCGAATCCTGACGGACGTTCAGCTCTGGGAAGTTTCGCCGGTGACATTCCCGGCTAATTCCGAGGCCCGGATCACGGGCGTCAAAGCGAGCGACATTAGCTCGCCCAAAGATTTCGAGAGGTTCCTGCGTGACGCCGGATTCTCTCGCAAAGAAGCCAAGCAAATAACAGCGCATGGCTTTGGTGACTCGGCTCTGTGTGACGCAGAGATCGAGGACACAGCAGAGAACGACCTCGCCGATCACATCAAGCGAACGGTCGAGGAGCTCACGTCAAAGTGAACGGAACCATTTAGTCATTCATTCTTTGAGGTAAACAAAAATGTCAATCGAAGTGAAGAGCGCCGTCGATGCGCTCGCAAAAGTAGTCACCGACGAGCGTTCAGCTCGTGAGGTGTTCGAGAAGCGTTCGGACAGCGAGCGCCGCGAGTTCGAGGCCAAGGCTGACGCAGAGTTCGCCAAGGTTCAGAAGTCGCTCGAGGAAGTGAACGTCAAGCTCGGTCGCATCACGATCGCTGGCGCTGGCGAGGGCAAGAAGGACGACGAGCACAAGTCGGCCTTCGTGAACTACATCCGCAGCCCGCGCGACCAGAAGGCGATCGCTGCTCTCCAGGACGCCGAGCGCAAGGCCGTCTACACGACCGGCTCGGGTGGCTCTGCGGCGGGCGGCTATGCCGTTCCCGAGGAGATCTCCCGCGCGATCGTGACGCAGCTCACCAACGTCTCGCCGATGCGCCAGGTCGCAAACGTAGTGACCGCGTCGAGCCCGGATTACAAGATCCTGGTCGACACGCTCGGTACGGGCACCTCCTGGGCCGGTGAGAACGGCGCCCGCTCGGAGAGCAACACGCCGCAGCTCGGCGAAGTGGCTCCGACGTTCGGCACCCTCTACGCCTACCCGAAGGCCTCGGAAGAGTCGCTCAACGACATCTTCTTCGATGTCGCCGGATGGCTGACGAACTCGGTGTCGGTGGCGTTCGCTGCGGCTGAAGGGACTGCATTCACCTCTGGCAACGGCACCAACAAGCCGACCGGCTTGATGGTCGCCACGAAGAGCGCGAACGACGATGCGAGCCTGGCGTTTGGTTCGCACCAGTTCGTGCTCTCGGGCGCGGCTGCGGACTTTGCGGCCTCCAACCCGTCGGACGCTTTGATCACCCTGATCCACAAGCTGAAGGCGGGCTACCGCGCGAACGCTCGGTTTATGATGAACAAGGGCGTCCTCGCGTCGGTTCGCAAGTTCAAGGACTCGGAGGGGAACTACCTCTGGGCGCCGGGCCTTGCGGCTGGAATGCCGAGCACCCTGCTCGGTTACGCGGTTGTCGAGAACGAGGACATGGCCGATGTGGCCGCGAATGCGTTCCCGATCGCCTTCGGAGACTTCCGTGCGGGTTACACGATCGTCGACCTCGTCGGCCTTCGCGTGACGATGGACGAAGTCACCTCGCCGGGTCAGGTGAAGTGGATCTTCCGCAAGCGCGTCGGTGGCAAGGTCACCGACAACCAGGCGGTCAAGGTCTTGAAGATCGCTGCGGCCTAATAAGCTAGGAGCACCCAGGGCGGGAGGGCGACCTCCCGTCCTGGTTTCCGCATGAAGATAATCGTCACGCATCGCTTCCGGGGCGTCCCGGACGGCGAACATCACGCGCGCGACTACGCTGTCGGCGACGAGCTCAAGGGCGAGCTTGCCGACGTCGCGCTTCTTAATGGGTGGGCAGCTCGAGAGGGAAAGATCCCGGAGCTCCCAGGACCAAAAGAACACCAGGCGCTCGGCGGTGCGCCGGAACCCTTTCGCGAGACTGCGGGGCCGTCCCTGCGTCGTCGTCGCGAGCGGACCTAGTCTTACCGCAGAAGACGTCGACTACTGTCGCGAACGCGCGGCGGTGATCGTCGTCAACGACAACTACAAGCTCGCACCCTGGGCCGACGTGCTCTACGCCGCGGACCCGGAATGGTGGGATCTCCACCAGGGCGCGCCGAGCTTCAAAGGATTACGAGTAACACAGGACGCCGGAGCCGCTCGACGGTGGCGCCTGCATTACATCGAGAGCATCGACCGGCAGGGCTTCTCGCTCGAGCCTGTTCACATACATCGCGGCGACAACTCGGGATTCCAGGCATTGAACATTGCCGTCCTCTCGAGCTGCTCGCCGATCGTCCTGCTCGGCTTCGACATGAAGATGTCGGGCTCGAGGCGGCATTGGTTCGGTGACCATCCAGGCGCGCTCAATAAGGGCTCGCCGTATCAGGTCTTCGCGTCCGCCTTCAACGAGGCGGCGCAACGTCATCCAGAGTTCGAGATTTACAACGCAACACGCGACTCGGCGCTTGAATGCTTCCCGCGGGCAGCACTCCGAGACGTGATCTAACAGGAGAGAAAAAATGTCCAAGGGCAATACATTCGAGAATGACCTGATGAAACTGTTCTTCCAGGGAACGGCGATCGCCAACCTGGCAGACAACGCGGCGAGCTCGCCGAACACGAACCTCTACGTCTCGCTCCACACCGCCGATCCTGGCGAGGCAGGCGACCAGACGACGAGCGAGGCAAGCTACACAGGCTACGCTCGAGTCGCCGTCGCGCGCACCTCGGGCGGCTGGACCGTGACGAACAATTCCGTCACGAACGCCGCAGCGATCACCTTCCCGCAATGCACCGGGGGCTCGAACACCATCTCCCATTTTGCGGTCGGCACGGCCTCGAGCGGCGCAGGGAAGATTCTCTACAAGGGCGCGCTCACCGCGTCGCTCGCTGTGTCGAACTTGATCATCCCGGAATTCGCCTCGAGCACCCTCACGATCTCCGAGGAATAATCGAACGTGGCAACGATCGTCACTCGCGCGGGTAAGGGCGCCGCTCTTACTCACCAGGAAGTCGACGCTAACTTCACCGGGCTCAACACCGAGCTCGGGCAGAAGGAGGTCGCATCGAACAAGGGCGTCGCCAATGGCTACGCCTCCCTCGATGCCGCCGGGAAGGTTCCGTCCGCGCAGCTTCCGTCCTATGTGGACGATGTTGTCGAGGTCGCGAACTTTGCGTCGCTCCCTGGTACGGGCGAGACGGGCAAGATCTACGTCACGATCGACGCGAACAAGACCTACCGATGGACTGGCTCGACCTACATCGAGATCAGCGCGTCGCCAGGTTCGACCGACTCGCTCGCTGAAGGATCGACGAATCTCTACTTCACCCAGGCTCGAGCTCGCGCCTCGATCTCCGCCTCGGGTTCGTTGAGCTATAACAGCTCGACGGGCGTGATGTCATTCACCGACGCGGTCACGTCTGTCGCAGGACGTACCGGCGCTGTCACGCTCACATCGAGCGACGTGGGTCTCGGCAACGTCGAGAACAAAAGCTCCGCGACCATTCGCGGTGAGATCACCTCGGGCAACGTAACGACCGCCCTCGGCTACACGCCTGCAAACAGCACTTCTCTGTCGAGTTATCTCCCGTTGAGCGGCGGGACAATCACGGGAAACATCGTCGCTGCAAACACCGGGGTTGGTGCCGTATTTGGAAACTTGTGGGTTGGCTATAGCGGCTACTACAACACGCTACAGACCTCATCTGCATCCGACACACTTTGGCTCCAGTACAGCCACGCCGGTCCGGTCACCTTGGGATACGGCGGTGGCAGCGTAACTGTCGGACCTTCGCAGCACGCGGTAATTCACGCTGGTAACTACAACAGCTACGCTATGGCTGGCGCCGGTTACAGCGCGAATCAAAACTTAAACACTTCAAGTACGCCAACTTTTGGGACGCTGTACCTAACAACAGACCTACAGCTAACCCGCAGTGATACATCGCCAGCGCTTCTTTTTACCAGCCAGAATCAATGGCGCTGGATATATACCGGCGGCGGTAACTATTGGCAGACAAACCTCTCTATCGTCTCCGGCGGCGGCAATATCGCGATACACGGTAACGCTGCTCTCCACGCCGGTAACTACAACAGCTATGCGCTGCCGTTAAGTGGCGGCACTTTAAGCGGAGCGATCACGGCGTCTTCTGGCGCATCGCGATTCGGAAACATTCAGGTCGGCGCTGGAACCTGGAAGAACACCATACAGCCTATAGACGACACGAACATGAACCTCTCGACGCCGAGCGGTTCAGTGTACGTCGTAAACAACCTATATGTCGGCGGAAACCAGTCGATACACGCCGGTAACTACACCAGCTACTCACCGTCACTTACTGGCAGCGGCGCTAGCGGGACGTGGGGTATCTCGATCACCGGCAGCGCCGAATCTGTGGGCTGGGCAAACATTACTGCCGGAACAAGGACGGGTCACGGCGATCTTCGCTTTCAACCCCCAGCGAGCAGCTACGCTGGAATACAGTTTCTTGACAGCGGCGGCTCTGGGGCTGGGTGGTTTTTAATTCGCGGCACTTCAGATACAGACGTATACACGGCTGAAGGAATTACCCTGGTAGCTGATAAAGGTTGGCTGACGCTCGCGCAGCGCGATACAGCCGGAAAAGGTGTCCGGATCATGTCCGGCACGACATCGACGGAGCGAATCAAGGTCACAACGGCTGGCGACATTCAGCTCGTCAATGGTAATAGCTTTAGCTACAACGGTAATGCGGTACTCCACGCCGGTAACTACAGCAGCTACGCTCTTCCGTTAAGCGGCGGCACAGTAACCGGATTCCTCGGCGCTACTGGCGGATCAAAGATCACCGTCCAGAATCAGGTCGACGGCGGAACCAGTCGCGGAATCATGTTGTGGAGCGATACCGACTCAAACTGGGGCATTTACATGGCCCAGTCGGGCGCCGGGAGATCTCTCTCTGGCGGCACCGCACCAGCAAGCATAGACGGAAGAACCGCTCATGCCGTGCGTTTCAGAGCTTACGGTAGCGATGCAATCCGCGCGTTTATTTGGGAAAACGATCTCAATCAATGCGTAGCGTCGCTGTCCCCAGATAGCGGCAACTTCTACACACGCGGACAGATCTACGCGACCACCAGCCAAAACCTTGTGCTAAACACTGGTAACTACAGCGGCTATTCGACGTTTACCGGGCTTGTCTCTTCAAGCGGAAACAACGGCTTTGCAAATGCGACTTACTACGTCGGCGCTCGAAACCCGATCTGGAGCTTTGGTAACGCATCTACATACGGAATTAGTTACTACCAAGGCTCCGCAGGAGTAGGTGGCACAGATACGATCTCTTTACACCCGAACGGCAACACGACGGCGTCAGGCGCAGCGTTTTCGGCAAGCGGGGTAAATTCCTATGTTCTCGGAAACATTGTTCTACACGCTGGAAACTACAGCAGCTACGCTCTTCCGTTAAGCGGCGGAGACATGACGGGCCGTATCCGTATGGGTACGTTCGCGCAAAGCCAAAACAATACCGGCGAAGCGTGGATTGGCCGTGCCGCAGACCGATCTACTGGAACGATGACCGTACAGCTTGGGAATAGTGCTGACCGCACATTCGAGGTTGTCGATAATGCGTGGAGCATTGTCATTTTCAATGCCGGGATAAATTCTTTTAACTACAAGAACAACGCAATCCTTCACGCTGGTAACTACAGCTCATACGCGCCAACGCTCACAGGAGGTGGCGCGTCTGGTACGTGGGGTATCTCAATATCCGGTACTGCGGCAAACTCTAGCGCCGTTAATGGTCGCAGTGTCCACCAGATTTTCAACAACATGGGGCAGAACCACTCCGCCTACACAGACTTCAACAGCGTACCGGACTTTGGCGCGTACTACGTTCAAGGCACTGGCAATGGCCCCGGCACAGGAGCAGGACAGTTTTACGGGTTTACACTTGGACTTGGAAATGATTACGCCTACAGCAGCTATGCGTGCCAGATCGCTATTCCGAGATACGCATACAACGGTAGCGGTGACCGTTACTTATCCATACGAAACAGAGAACGCGGTACATGGGGCGGATGGTCAAAGATAAACGCTGGATACGCTGACAGCGCTGGTAGCGCGGGCAGCGCCTCCAGCGCGACAACTGCCGGTAGCGTTTCTGGTTTAACGCTTAACAGCTCGTCAGCGCCTATCAATCCAGATAACGTCACGCAGAACCAGATCGGCTACAACACAAGCGTCAGCCTGTTCGGTCAGTCGGACGGCGGTCTGTACTCGTCCGCGTATAGCTCGGCTTGGATTCACCAAATTTATGGCGACTTCCGTACTGGGCAGATCGCAATTCGCGGCAAGAACAGCGGATCGTGGCAGTCGTGGCGTGCCGTACTTGATGCGAGCAACTACACCAGCTACACAGGCGGGTTGAGTTCTACGAACAACTGGAGCGGTCAAAACTATTTCGTCGCTAACCGCAACACGACGTCAGACAGCCCGGCTTTGCAGGCGTACTCAAGCAACGCCAGCGGCGCGATCATGTCGTTCCATCGTGGCGGCTACTACGCCGTCAACTTCGGTCTCGACTCCGATAACGTGATGCGTATCGGAGGCTGGTCAGCGTCCGCAAACCGATGGCAGCTTGATATGTCCGGCAACGGCACATACGCCGGTAACGTCACAGCGTACTCGGACGAGCGGCTAAAGAAAGACTGGTCGCCGATATACGACGGCTTTGTCGATCGCCTTGCAGTCATTCGCGCAGGCACTTACACGCGCATCGACAGCGGCGAGCGTCAGGCGGGTGTGTCCGCACAAGCAATGCGCGAACTACTGCCAGAGGTTGTCAGCGAGGACAACGAAGGGACGCTCGCGCTTGCCTACGGCAACGCCGCAATGGTGTCGGCGGTCGAGCTTGCAAAGGAACTGGTCGCGCTACGAAATAAATTCGCGGCCCTTGAGGCTCGCATTCACTAGGAGATATTTGTCATGGCTATCGAATACACGCTGAAGATCAACGCGGTCCGAGTTCACAACGTCGGCGAATTGCAAAACGTCGTCAAAGAAGTCGACGTCACGATGACGGGCACCGACAGCGGGTGCAGCTTCGAGCTTCCGTTCTCGGTCAAAGTCGGCGATCCGGCTCCCGAGAATTTCGTCGACTTCTCGCAGCTCACTCCCGCAGAGGTTGAGGCCTGGGTGTGGGCCCAGGAGGATCAGCTCTCGCCGTACAAGGCGCACATCGCCTACGTCGTCGCGAAGGAAGTCGAGAAGGCCGCGCTCGAGCAGAAGCCTCTTCCCTGGGCTCCGGCTCCCGAAGCTCCCGCAGCACCGGCTGACGTCGCGGCCTAATGCCTCTCGTCTCCTCCGGCGAGATCTCGATCGGCGGATCGACAACCGACCGCTCGATCAACCTCGAGCTCGGACGGTCGGCGACGGCAACCTCGAGTCTTAACGAGTCGGCGCTGCGAACGCTGGCCGGAGTCGCGAGCGGCGCGATCTCGCTCTCAAGCTTTTACGGAAAGTCGAACGCCAGCGTCGCGATCTCGAATCAGACCGCGTTCAACTTTTCTCGCGCTGGACTCGGTGGCACAGCGACCGCGACGTATCGCTTGGCAAACGACGGAGCGGCTCGCCGGACGAACACGAACGGAACGCTGGTGTCAATCACCGGCGAGTGGCTTGTCTCGGGGTCGGCGTCGCTGTTCGAGGTTTATGCAACGTGGTCGGGTTCAGGCGGCACGGTCGGCGGAACGACGGGATCGTGGGTTAACTTGTCAACGACTCGCGACTGGACGCTGACGGTGACAAATAACTTTGTGTCGCGATCCCTTGCAGTAGAAATTCGGCTCGCATCGAGCGGGTCTGTACTCGATACAGCAACGATCGACTTTGAGG